CTATACAGGGTATGTCATTTGAGAAAGATCCAACAAATGGTGTAGGGGGTCCGGTAAAATACTTCTTTCATGAAGAGGCAGGTATTGCCCCTAAGATGGATCAAACATATGAGTACATGCGCCCAGCCATGCGCTCAGGTATGGTAACTACAGGTATGTTTATTGCAGCAGGATCTGTGGGTGACTTGTCTCAGTGTAATCCTTTGAGAGATATGATCCTTAATCCACTTTCTAAAGATATTTATGCTGTAGAAACTAATCTTATAGATAACAAAGGAACTGTTGGTTTGTCAGGTTTGTTTATTCCTGAACAATGGTCAATGCCACCATATATTGATGAGTTTGGTAATTCAAAAGTAGAAGAAGCTCTTATAGCTTTAGATGCTCAATTTGAGCAATGGAAAAAAGAACTTTCTCCAGAAGATTACCAGTTGCGTATTTCTCAGCATCCTAGAAATATTCAAGAAGCTTTTGCACACAGATCAGTATCAGTATTTCCAGCACACTTAGTTGCGGCACAAGCAAGAAGAATTGAAGAAAAGGAATATGGATATGAACACTTAGATATTTATACTGATGAGATGGGAAAAGTTGCTGTAAGATCTACAGATAAACAACCTATCAAAGAGTTTCCAATAAGTAAAAAAACAGAAGATAAAACTGGTGTACTTGTTGTATGGGAAAGACCAATTAAAGATCCTACCTTTGGTCAGTACTATGCATCTATTGACCCCGTTTCTGAAGGTAAAACTACAACATCAGAATCACTCTGTTCCATTTATATTATGAAAGCTCCAGTAGAAGTTACTAAAGTAACGGCAGGAGAAACAGAAACATATATAGAACAGGATAAGATAGTAGCTGCTTGGTGTGGTAGATTTGATGATATTAATAAAACTCACCAAAGACTTGAGTTAATTATAGAATGGTATAATGCTTGGACAGTAATAGAAAATAACATCTCATTATTTATTCAGTACATGATATCAAGAAAGAAACAAAGGTATCTAGTACCTAAGAGTCAGATCTTATTCTTAAAAGATCTAGGTGCGAATGCTAATGTATTCCAAGAGTATGGTTGGAAAAACACCGGTACATTATTTAAAGCTCACTTGTTAAGTTATGCTATTGAATATTGTAAAGAAGAATTAGATGTAGAAACTAAAACTGATGGTACTATTGTAAGAACTAAGTATGGTATAGAACGCATTCCAGATCCTATGTTACTTAAAGAAATGCAAGAGTATGCTGATGGGGTTAACGTGGATAGACTTGTATCCTTTGCAGCACTTGTTGCATTTATGAGAATTCAACATGCAAACCGTGGTTATTCTAAGAGAGTTGTTATGGATGATGCCTCTAAAAACTTGCAAAAGTCAAATAATTTGTTTAAATTAAATAAGAGCCCGTTCCGCCATATGGGGAGTAATGGTTCATTTAGTGGAATGTCTATGAAAAGATCTCCATTTAGAAATATTAAGTAATAGATATGCAGGTATTAAATGCTCTTCAAATAAAAAATGGTGCTAAAGCTGAACAACAAAGATTAGGCAGCATTACTCAACCATTACAGTTTATTCCTAAAAAAGAAAAAACTCAGGAATGGGCTGCATGGAATCTTGACTGGATTGAATGGCAGGGATTAAAACAAATCCGTAGAAATGCACGTAGGCTTATGAAAAACTATAAGCTTGCAAAAGGTATTATTGACAGATCAGATTATATTGTTGAAGAAGATAATGAGTACAGAGATATTGTAGAATTACTTACAAAAGAAGATGCATCTGCACTTGAGCTTAAATTCTATCCAATTATTCCAAATGTTATTAATGTTCTTGTAGCTGAATTTGCAAAGAGATCTACTAAACTTACATATAGATCTTCTGATGAGTTTTCATATAATGAAATGCTTGAGCAAAAAAGACAAATGGTAGAGGATACTTTGCTTGCTGATGCTCAAGTAAAAATTACAGCTGCATTATTAGAACAAGGATTAGATCCAAGTTCACAAGAAGCACAACAACAATTAAATCCAGATAATCTTAAGACCCTACCTGAAATTGAACAGTTCTTTAAGAAAGACTACCGTTCAATGATTGAGCAATGGGCAACACACCAACATAAGGTTGATGTAGAAAGATTTAAAATGGATGAGTTAGAAGAAAGAGGTTTCCGTGATATGCTCATCACAGATAGAGAATTCTGGCACTTCCAAATGATAGAAGATGATTATGAAGTAGAACTTTGGAATCCTGTAGTAACATTTTATCATAAGTCTCCGGATGCAAGATATATTTCTCAAGCACAATGGGTAGGTAAAACAGATATGTTTACTCCATCTGATGTTATTGATAAGTATGGTTATCTAATGACAGAAGAACAACTTGCTGCATTAGAAGCTGTATATCCAATTAGATCTGCAGGATATATTGTAGGTGGGTATCAAAATGATGGTACACTCTATGATGCAACTAAATCACATGAATGGAATACTAATATGCCATCACTAGCATATAGACAATTTACAACTGCAGCAGCTAACTCTATATATGGAGGAGGGGATATTATAAATCAAATTCTTTCTGAAGGAGAAGATTATTATGATCAAGGTACTGCATACTTATTAAGAGTAACTACATGCTACTGGAAGTCACAGAAAAAAGTAGGACACTTAACTAAAATTACTGAACTTGGTGAAGTACTAAATGAAATAGTTACAGAAGACTATAAGATTAGTTCTAAACCAATTTATGATACTAGACTTTATAAAAACAAATCAAAGGAAAATCTTGTATATGGTGAGCATATAGATTGGATTTGGATTAATGAAGTATGGGGTGGAATTAAAATTGGTCCAAATTTACCATCATTCTGGGGTATGAATAACCCTGGAGGATTTAGTCCAATATATATTGGAATTGATAAAAATGAAATTGGTCCACTTAGATTTCAGTTTAAAGGAGATAGTACTTTGTATGGTTGCAAACTTCCGGTAGAAGGATCTGTTTTTTCTGATAGAAATACTAAGTCAACAGCTTTGTTAGATTTAATGAAGCCATTCCAAATTGGATATAACATTGTAAATAATCAGATAGCAGATATTCTAGTAGATGAACTAGGTACAATTATTATGCTTGACCAAAATACTTTACCTAGACATTCCTTAGGTGAAGATTGGGGTAAGAACAATCTTGCTAAAGCATATGTTGCAATGAAGAATTTCCAGATGCTTCCTTTGGATACATCTATTACAAATACTGAGAATGCATTAAATTTCCAGCATTTCCAAAAATTAGATCTTTCCCAAACAGAAAGATTAATGTCTAGAATACAACTTGCTAATCACTTTAAACAACAAGCATATGAAGTAATTGGTGTGAACCCACAAAGAATGGGACAACAATTATCTCAGATGACTGCTACAGGAGTAGAACAAGCTGCTTCAGCATCATATGCTCAAACAGAAATATTCTTTATTCAACACTGTGATTATCTTATGCCTAGAGTACATCAAATGCGTACTGATCTAGCACAATATTATAATTCAACTAAACCATCCGCAAGACTAACTTATGTTACAGCTGCAGATGAAAAGGTAAACTTTGAAATTAATGGTACAGATTTATTAATGAGAGATCTTAATATTTTCTGTACTACTACTGCAAATAATAGAGCCATACTTGAGCAATTAAAGCAAATGGCTATGCAGAATAATACTACCGGTGCTTCTATTTATGATCTTGGTAAAGTTGTTCAATCTGATTCAATTGCAGAACTTAATAATGCATTGAAAGCATCTGAACAAAAACAAGAACAGATGAAACAACAAGAAATGCAACAAGCACAGCAAATGCAAGAGCAACAACTTCAAGCGCAACAACAAATGGAGCAAATGAAGATTGATGCTCAAATGGCTGAGAAAGAAAAAGATAGACAAAGAGATATTCTTGTTGCAGAAATTAGAGCTGCTGGTTATGGTTCTATGGCAGATGTTGATCAAAATCAAATGTCTGACTATAGAGATGCTATGAAAGAGATTAGAGAAACAGAAGCCTATAGAGATCAATCTAACCTTCAAAGACAGAAACAGAGTGATGATATGGTTAAACATTCTCAAAAGCTAGATATTGAACAGCAAAAGATTCAGGCTCAACAAGATATAGCAAATAAACAACTTGAAATTGCACGTATTAATAAAAACAAATATGATGGCGGAGCAGGTTCAAAGTCAGATAAGAATAATAAAAAGAAATAGTGTTAGCCATATAGTGCGCAAAATTAAATATTGGATTTTAAATTTTTAAAATTTAATAACTATATTATATTATAAATAAAAACCAAAACCAACATGGAAACCAACAACAATGAAATACATGAGTCAACAACGGTTGCTCAGGTGGATGTAAACATTGATGAATTATTTGGAATGCCTGGTGCAGACAATGTGATGTTACCAGAAGACAATAGTTCAACAGAAGAAAAACCTAAGTCTGTTTTTTCTAAAGAAGAAGTAGACACTTCGTTCCTTGACAAGACTGAAAAACCTACAGCAAAAACTGTAGAACCTGAAATTAAAGATAAGGAAGAAGAAGTAGTTGATGTTAATGATGCACTTGCAGAACTAGACAATTTAATTACTCAAGAAGAAGATGCTGGTAACAAAGGAAGACCAAAAGTTGATAAGTCTGGTCTTACTGAGTTAGCACTTAAAATGATTGAGGAAGGTACACTTATTCCTTTTGATGATGATAAACCATTAGAGGAATATACTACCAAAGATTTCCGTGAGTTATTTGAAGCTAACTTCCAAGAAAGAGAGAATAAGATTAGAGAATCTACTCCAAAAGAATTCTTTCAATCTCTTCCAGAAGAACTTCAATATGCTGCTAAGTATGTAGCGGATGGTGGAACAGATCTTAAAGGTTTGTTTAGAACACTAGCTCAAGTTGAAGAAATGCGTCAGTTAGATCCAACAAATGAATATGATCAAGCTGAAATTGCAAGACAATACTTGTATGCTACAAAGTTTGGTACACCAGAAGAAATTGAAGCAGAAATTAATGATTGGTCTGATATGGGTAGACTGGAGCAAAAAGCTCAACAGTTTAAACCAAAGTTAGATAAAATGCAAGATGAGATTGTTGCAAGACAATTAGCAGAACAAGAATATAAAAAAGAACAACAACAAGAACAGGCAAGAGCATATACAGATAATGTGTATAATACTCTTTCAGTTGGTGAACTTGGTGGAGTTAAACTTGATAGAAAAGTTCAAAGTATGTTATACTCAGGATTAGTACAACCAAGTTATCCATCAATCTCTGGTAAGCCTACTAATTTATTAGGGCACTTATTAGAGAAATATCAGTTTGTAGAACCAAGACATGATCTCATTGCAGAGGCACTTTGGTTACTAGCTGATCCAGATGATTACAAAGGAAAGATAAAAGAACAAGGTTCAAAAGCAGCTGTAGAAAAAACAGTAAGACAATTAAAAACAGAACAATCTAAAAAACTTGGATCTTCAAATACAGAAAATGAAGAACCAAGAAGATCAAGTTCTAAACCACAACAAAGAACAATCTCAAGACCAAATAATTTGTTTAAGAGATTTTAATTAGTAACAATTTAAATTAATATATA